TACCAGCCTTCAAACGGTAGTAATACCGCTGACACAAAGCCAACTCAGTACCATACGGGCGGTAGTCAAACGATGTGGCTGTGCTGCCTTTTTCTAGTTGAACGCCTGTGATGTAGAAGGTGGCTCCGTTAGTGCCGACTACGCTGACAGAACCAGTAGGCTGAACATAGTTTCCGTTCTGCCATGTGTTTAATGTGCCGCCAGAATATGTTGTGCCTGTTCCAAGCCCAAAACGAACTTGGAGACCGTCGCCATTGGTAGAGTTCCAAACACCACCAGTATCGCCAACTACCGTTATGGTTTTTTGTTCCCATGTGTTAGCAGCAGAAATGGTGTATGTGAATGGGTAACTTCTATATGGTGAAGCATTATTTGAGTAAAGTGATCCACCAAAAGTTCCAGTCAGGCTTGAACGAACCCAAAACGAAAATGTTATCGTCGCAGCACCTGAAGCCCCAAACCCAAAATCGGCAATGTTGTATCCTTCAATAGGTTGCACAATACCAAAATAATCCCCAGAACCTACAGAATATGCAGATTGGGATGTAACGCCAAGGTACTTAGTAAATCCGGCAGGGGGCGTCACAGAACCTGCATTTTGTTGAACTGCGACTTTTGAAGCTGCCGAACTGATTATTTGCCAACGATCAATGGTGTATGTATTTGCCGCCCCAATCGTAACACTAGCCCCCGTATTACGCTGGTCAATCATCATCGCACCATTGATGATGCGGTTCTTGAAGCCAAACGTATTTGGAGCAGAAATTTCGCTAGTGAATGTCTTAACACCAGCAATTGTTTCTGATCCTGTGGTTGCGACCTTGCCAGCCAACAACGCATCAGCCTCACCTTGCGTATAAGTATTCGCAACCTCAAACGCGCCGTATGCAACCACATCAAGCACGTCACCAGCAGCAGCGCCGGAAGCCAACACGACAGCAGTACCGCTAGAAACTGTAACGTCAGTGCCGTTTACCAGCTTGACGCCGTTCAAGTACACATCAGCAAAGTTTGCATCGTAGCCGTCAGTCACAGTGAATGATGTCTGGCCAGCGGTTGCAGTGAATGTCTGACGACGAGCCGTTCCGTTTACGGCAGATCCAGCGTCCTTCCATCCAGTTGATGCGTATACCTTCATCTTCTGGTCTGTCGTATTGAAATACAACGCGCCAATGATCAATGCGCCACCATCATTGTCAACAGATGGGTCTGACGATTTCGCGCCAAGGTAGCGATCATCAAACGAGTCATACGATGCAGCAGCATTTGTTGCAGCCAATTCAGCGGCTGTCTGAGCAGCCTGAGCAGCCAATTCAGCTGAGTTCGCATCCAATGCGCTTGCAGCAGCTTCGTTAGCCTTTGTAGTGGCAATTCCAGCTTGAGTGGTAGCAGTTGAAGCTGAAGCGGCAGCAGCAGAGGCGTCAGCGTCAGCTGCAACGCCAACAGCGTTTGCGGCAGTACCCCAATCATCAAGAGCGGCAACGAAAGCGAACGCCTTCGTGTTAAATACTTCTGGCGAGTCGCCTAACGCTGGTGCGTCTGGTAGTGCTGGGATTGTCATGTAAGACCCTCAAGTTCAAGTGTGCAGTCAGAGTGCGTTGGGTACGAGATCGAGACTTGGAAATCCTTGTAGATCCCGAAAATGATCGTAGATTCGTAGTCGCCATGTCCAATCCACAAGCATGGAGTTGCGCGGACATCTGCAAGATACGAAACAGTCGAATCCACATCCTTCTTTTCCAGTAGCATACCAAAACTGGCACGCTTTGAAAAGGCTCGACGAACCAATACTGTGTCGCCAAACTCGTTTGTTTCCTTGCGCGAGTAGTCCTGAATTCCAACGTTTGCACCAAGGTTTACGCCAAGACCAATGCTGCGAACCTGTCCGAACAGGATGACGCCAACCGACATCTCGCCGTTTCCAACCAGATCAATCAGAATGTCAGCCTCTGGGTATGATGGCAAATCAGCCTGCACAGACAGTTCCGCAACAGATCGAACGCTGAAAAACCATTCCCACCAGCCAACAATGTCTGGATGCGAAAGCAATGATGTCGTTTTGTCGTAAACCGTGCCGTATGTCGGGTCGATCATGCGCACGCGAACCGTGTCAACGCCAGACATATTCAGCACTGAGACGTTATTCACTACCAAGCCAGGCGTGATTCTGTAGCTGATATTGTCAGCCTGAGTCGTCTGAGTGCTGTTCGATGTGTCGAACACTTTCCAACGGTTTGTCGGGCCAACCTCAACCCAGTACGTTACTTCTGTGACTGGATTCTTATTCAAATTCGATGATTGCAGAGACTCATAGATCTTATGAGTGCTTGTCAGAATCACACGATCACCAGCAGCATATGTAGTTCCACTATCCCATGCTGCATAGTCATTCTCAGGCACATCAGATGACACCAGCATGGCTGTAGTCATCGTCATTGGTTTGACGACCTTCAGTGCATACGTTGCTGCTGTCATACCACCGCCCTTGTTTCTGGAATGCCGTCAATATCCCAACGTTCGACGACTTTTGTGAGCCTAGATTGTAATTGGACAATGGCTCGCGCTTGTGCCTGATTGTCAACACGGAGAGCTGAAATTTCCTCGATCAGCTGAGCTGTCGATGACATTCCAGACATCAGACCAGTTGTTGACGATGTTGGAGTCAACTCTAGACCGTCAGTTTCAGTTTTTGCCGTCAGATCGACAGACGAAATCGTAGAAATTGCCTTCTCAGCAGATGAAGCGCCAAGGATCGACAGTGTTTCAGCCAAGCTGCCAGCCAAATAGCCCTTCATGCGAGCAACTTCGCTGGCTGTTGTGGCGGTCAATTGGAATGCCTGATCCAGAGCTGAGCTGATTGTTGGCAGCTTAGACAGCGCAGTCAGATCGCCGGAGCGAGCCTGAGCTGTCGTTGTGGCAAATTGAGCCTGCAATGCGGCCGCGCTCTGAGCTTCTGTCGAGCCAGAGAGTGACTTCTTGAGGCGGTCAATTTCGCTGGTGACGCCTTGGCTGGCCTGCGCAAGCTCCTGTTGCGCTTTCTTCTCATCTTCCAGCGCCCAAATGCGCTCTTGCAAGGCGCGGTTGCTGGCGTCCAATGACTCCAGCTCAAGACGGCGAATCTCAGCCGTGTTGCCAGTTGCTGTGAGCAATTGCTTCTCAAGACTCTGACGCTCGGATGTGATCTTGTCTTGAGCCGCTTTTTCGGCATCCAAGATTTCCTGACGAGCCTCTTCTTGCGCGTTGACAACATCGACAAACGATGGAGCGAGAGCCATCAAGGCAAACTTCAGCTTCTTGCCAGCGTCTGTTGACTCATCCTGCGCGTCAACCAAGGCACGCAGCTCAGCAATAGTTTCAGGAACATTTGCGCCAGTGATGCCGAGATTCTTGAACTGGTCACGAACAGCTTGCTGGTTGAATGCAAGCATCTCTGCGCTGGTGAAGATTGCCTCGCGGTAGCCAGACTTCAGATCTTCAGCTGCCTTGATCATCTCTGCAAATGCTGGAGACAACGAAATCAACGTGGCGTATGCCTTGCGTCCAGACTCTGTAGTCAGATCCTGCGCATTCACCAAATCCTTGAAGCCTTGAGTTGTCTCTGGCACTGACTCGCCCATGTAAGACATAGCGCTAGTCATCTCGATGATTGCGTTTGCGCCGCGCTCTTCGGCTGTAAAGAAGTCTTCGTAGTATTGCTGTACGGCAGATTGGTATTCAGACAGACCGCCAAAAACATTGATGATGCTGTCGGCAAGCAATCCACCAGACACGCCAGTCTGTTGCATTGTGTCGCCGAGGCGCTCTGTGTATAAACGAACCAGCTCGAATTGAGATGCAACCCTTGCCAGTGTCTCGAAGTATCCCTCGCCAACCTGCTGAATTGATTCAAACCCGCTTACTGCGGCTCTTGCAATCTTGTCAGATTCAGCGCCAAACACAGCGCTTAGTTTTTCAGCAATCGCGTCACCACTCAATCCTTTAAGATCGACGCGACCAATGTTTACAACATACTCTTGAAGTCTCTTGTTTACTTGAGAAGTCTCAATCTGCAACAGATCAGCAGCCGCAGAAACAGTATTACCAACAGACCTGAAGATCGCGCTAAATTGCTGCTCAAGCTGAGTGTCTAAATCCGTGTACTTCGTGCTGGTTGATTTGCTATACGAGAAACCAAACAACTTTTTCTTTGTCTCGATGTCTGCGTAGTATTGACCTTGGAACCCTTGGTTCATGATGTCACCAAGGAGTTGCGAGTTCGCAGAAATACCAGAACCCTTGATGCTGGTTGAACCACCAAACAAGGCTCTGCTGATCGAATTTACCGTATTCGTGACAACACCACCAAGCGCAAAGTCAATGGCAGCAATCATTGGGTTCATGACGCCGATGGTGAAGTTTGTAATCCAAGCAAGAGTCCTACTCAATGCAGTGTCAAACTTTCCAGTTTGGATCGACGACTCAATATCAGAAACGCCAGTGCTGCGTAAATAAAGATTCGTCAGTCCAGCCATTGAGTCGTCAATGCTGCGCAGGCTCATGGCCATCTCGCGTGTGTAATTCAGCGCAACGTCCTGCGTTGAATTCAGGATGTCAAGGCTATTTTTGAATGACTCGCTTGCCTTGCCAGCATCTCCAAATGTCGTACCCTTACCTTCGTTTGTTGCTGGGCCGCTGCTGCTGCTACCAAAAGCTCCAACAGCAAAGCCGAGCGATGCCATTACAGCGGCCATAGCAGCCATACGAGGCCATGCGGTGATTGGATCGCCACCAGCACCTTGCTTTGCAGTAGCAAGTGCAGCTGTAGACGCTCCAACAGCTTGGTTTGCAGCAATCTCACCAGTCGCATTGTTCGCCGTGCTTGTACTCATGATCGCATCGCCAGCAACTTTCTTTGTGACGAACAAGTCAAGTAGGCCGATCTTCTTTGCCATAGTCTGCACGGCGCTGGCCAGCTCGAATGCGCGAAGAACCTTTTCTGCGTTATACAGAGCATCGTATGCTTTCGTTCCTTCTTTCGCGTAGCTTCGAACGCCACCAATCATTGATGCGTATGCTTTCAGGCTTGCTTTTGCAGAATCTTCGACGATTTGCGCTTGAACTCTTGCTTTTTCAAGAGGGTCATTTGCATTAACTCTTGCGTTCTCTCTTAAGGCCTTGTTCAATCTTGCTTGAGATTCAACGACCTGATTTAGCGCATTCGAGAACTTCACTGCACCATCAAGAGCGCCATCAAACATTCCGTTAAGACTGGCTACATCAAACTCAGCTGATTCGCGAATGGTTTTTCTAAGGTTTGCGAGGCTTTCTGTTTGCTCTGCAAGTTTGATTTTTGATTTTTCAGTCTCAAACGCATCGGCTGGAAGAATATCCTTCTTAGACTCAAGATCACGCAACTCTTTCGCGTACTTCAGCTGAATTTGACGCTGGGTGGTGATGTTTTGCTGCTCAAGGCGAGACTTGCCAACCATCTGGAATTCGTCTTCCAATGACTTTGCCAGCTCACGAGACGAAGCCAGAAGCTCATCTGTTTTGAGTTCTGTTTCAAACGTAATCTTCTTGGCGCGAGCCTGCTTCTCAACAACGATCAAAGCCTCAGTCGCGGCAAGCGCAGCTTTCTTGTTGTCGATCTCAATACCTACAACACCCTTGATTTCAAGCGTCTTGATCTGCTCCTTGAATGCGGAAGCCATCTTCTCGCCTTCAGTCAGCTCGCTCGACTTCAGCGTTGCCTTGGTCAACCCATCAACATACTCGCGCAATGCGGCAGTCTTGCCTTTGATGTTTGCAACTTCATCGTCACCAGTGCGAGGTGCTTTTGCGTTGATGCCTGTGATGATTGTGTTGTAGTCACGCAGCACTGCGTTGTATTCTTCTGAGCCTTTTGTGAGGCCTTTGAGGGCTGCATCACGCTTCTGCGCGGCCTGCTCGCGATCTAGTTCGCGCTTTTTCTCGTCCGTATAGAACGCCTTCGCCTGCTCACCAAGTGTGATCGCAGACTTGTTTGCATCCTGCTCGGCCTTTTTATTGTCAACGCGCTGCTTGTCAATATCAATGTATTGCTTTGCAAGACGAATGTTTTCCTTGAGTGCATCAGCCTCGGCCTGCAAAACATCACCAGCTCGTGTTCCTTTGGTGTTTTTGATTCCAGCTTCTTTCAAGGCAAGAATTCTCTCCATTCGCACAAGCTCTTGCTCTGGAGTGCTTTCGCGGCCAATCTCAAGAATTGCATCACGAGCTTGTTTGATATAACCAGTAAGAGAAATCCACCCCCTCTCAAGAGATCCAAGGTTAGCCATCAACTTTGGAGTCATTCCTTCAAGAGATGCCGCATAAGCCTCTTGCGCTACCTTTGCAGCCTGCGTCGCCTTACCTTGCTCTTCGAGCGATTTGATCTGGTCGTATACGGCTTTAGTCAAGTATTTTGTTGACTCTGTAAGACGCAAAGATGCCTGCAGTGGAGATTTGCCAAGCTCAGAGAACGCCTTGACAGTGTTATCAATGGTGTCTCCGCCAGCCTTCTCAAATTCGATTGCGGCCTTTGTGAATCGAGCGAAGTTCTCAGCACCAACCTTGCCAGTCTGAGCAAACAAATTCAAAACTTCCGCGGCTTTTGCTTGAGTTGTCGTTCCGCTGTCCAAGCTGGCTGCAATAGTTGACAGACGAGCAGCCGTTGTTCCTGCCGCATTTCCTGTCAAGATCAATGTCTTATTGAACTCTTCAGCCTCTTTGGAGCCAACGAAATAACCGTAGGCAAGAGTTCCGGCTGCTGCTGCTGCAAGTGTGAATGGATTAACCAACCCAAGAACGTATCGTCCCAATGCGCCAGCGGCAGCTCCTGCGCTGCCAAAAATATCCTTCAGCTGGCCACCTTGTTGCAACAGCACAGTCAATGGCGCTTGACCGCCCTGAAGAGAAACAACAATGTCGGTGAATTGAGCTGGAACCTGACGCAAAGCTGCTGAGGTAGCTTTTGCAGTCATGCCAAACTCATTCAGCTGTCTACTGCCCTTGCCAAGAGAACCGTTTACGGCCTCATTTGCTTTTTCGATTTCGCGCAGCTTGGCCAGGTATGGCTCCAGCTTCGTCAGGTCTGCGCCGCGCTGCTCAGCGATTTTCTGCTGATACGCTGCCGTACCCTTGCCGCCAGCCTCAAGCTCAGCTGTAGAGCGCTGTACGGCTGCAATGATGCTGTTTGTTGCACGCTCTTGGCGCTTAGCAACCTTCTCCGCCTCTTCCGCGAGCTTCTTTTGCTCTTGGATGACTTTCTTGATGCCAACGCCAGTTTGATCGGCAGCCTCCTGAGTTTTATTGAACGACTCAGTGGCTTTCTTGCTTTGCTGATCTAGTGCCTGCGATAGCTCGTTGATCGAGTCCTTGGCTACCTTGGTTCCGTCCTTAACACCAGAGGCGTCAACGCCCATCTCAATGTTAATTTTTGGATTGTTTGAGTTACCTTGAGTAGCCATGCAGCACCTAACTGTTTGCTTGGCGCATTGATTCCAATGCCGCCGATTCCATTACACGAATGTCATCGAATGCAACTTTCCAGTCGTTCGATGGCAGGCCGAGATTATCAATCATGCGGAAGAGGACGTTGTAGTCCAAACCTGTCGGCCCACCCATCCCGATCCGCCACTGAGTAGCAACCGCGATAAACAGGTCTACAGTTTGCCAGTTTTCGGGCCAAACTTCAACTGTTTGAGATGCCATAAAGCCAGAAAGATCAAACCCGTTTCTGGGCTTGTCTTTCGGTTCTGGCAGGTATAAAGCCGAAGCGACCCGTCTTAGTTTCCCAGACGGCCTTCAGTGATGGCCGAACGATATGTGTTCATGATGGCCATTGCAGCTGCTGGCAGCTCATCGCACAGCTGAGCAACGGCACGGCGACTGAATTCGATGTCCAAGTTCCAGCCGTCAGCGACCTTCATGATGTAGTCTGCATTGGTTTCTTTGGTCTTTTCGAGGGCGTCTGCCAGCGAGAATTTCTGCTCTTCCTCGCCAGATCCTGTTGGGGCAACGCCAGCATCGTCCATCAGTGTGTCGATCATCTTGCCAAATTCGGTGCGCGTGCGGTACACATAGCTCATCTCAATTGAGCCTTCGCCACCTTCGAGCATTGGAATGTTGACGATTGCCTTGAAATTCTTTGGGCGTGAGCCGAGTACGATTTTTGCCATTTGGATGTTTCCTTTGGGTGTTGAAAATGCCAGTAGAAGAGCTGTCAAGCAGATCATTTGGTTCACCCATTGTATTCCAAAAACTTTTCAGTTGTGACATTCACAAAACAAAAACCCCGCATGATTTCTCATGCAGGGCTTCTGTAAACCTACGTCAGTGATTAGCTGGCGTAAGAGATCGAGCGACCCAACAAAGTCAAAGCAGCAGTGACGCTGTTTGCTTGGTTGACGTTCAACGATGGGGCTTCAGACACGCTCATGTAGCCGTAACCGTAAGTCACAGCGCCGCCAGACAAGACCATCTTGAATGCGACTTTAGACAATGTGCGGCTAATGTCCAACATGGTTTGGTAGTTGGCGTTCGCTGGATCGTGACCCAAAGTCAGCGTGATGCTGGTGGCGTTGAAGCCGGTAGGGATGTTGATCGCGTTGCGACGAGCGATTGGGTTGATGGTTGTGAAGCGAGCGTCGCCGCCAGAAGTGGCGATGGTCAAAACTTGAGGGATTTCAGTCCAGCTAGACACTTTCTGTGCGCTACCAGTACCAGTACCAGCAGAGTAGAAGTCAGTGTCAGTAGAGTTCAAGCCAGTGACGCCAAAGGTGTCGGCAGTCAGTGAATCGACTTTATACACGGTGTCAGTTGCGTCCTCCCAGCCAGAAGTCAAAACAACTTCATCGCCATCGGAATAACCGTGCGATGTAGCGCTTGCCACAGCTGGTGAAGCGTTAGACAACGCTGTGATTGTTTTTGCAGATGCGAAGTCCTGAGAAAAATAGAACTTGCTGCCTTCGGGGAAGAAATAGGCCATGATTAAAACTCCTGTGAAATGTCCGGCCGGACGAAGCACTTACGTGCGCCATTGAGCGAAAACCACTCTACGTAGATTTTAGAGTGATTTTCAGATGAGTTGCAAGCTCTTTATCGTAAGTCTCGGATGACAAAATCCTGAATCGCACCACGCAACCCAGTCTCTTGATCTGCAACTGAAACAAGCTCTGCCGAGGCCTGCGCAGCAAACAGAGTTGATGTGCGCAGCGCTGAGTCTGCGGCCAAGATCAATTGAGATGCGCCAAGTCTAGTTTCTGCCCATACGTTGATCTGGATCACGGCCTCGCGCATATTTGGCACTGACTTGCCAAGTGGTTTGATTGACGTGCCGCCGATCTGGTTCCAAGTGATGAACGGACGCGCTGTATTCTCTGGGGCGAAGTCTGGATAGACGTTATCGCACACCGTTTTCAGGACTGTGTAGACGTTTGATTCGAGGCTCATATCTCACCTATTTTCTTCATGATTACACTCTCAACCGCAGCTATCGCCTCGGCTCTCTTATTGATCAGGGCTGGACGCAAGAATGGCTTTCTGTTTGGCGCGAACGGGTTTAGACCGTATTCAACGAACAAGCCATACGGAGCTTTGGTGAAGTTCCAGCTCACATGGTACGTGGCCTTTTCGTCCGTTGAATTGTCCTTTGAATAGACCTGATAGATCGCCTTTTGCAAGTTGCCAGGCTCAAATCTGTATCGGCCAACCTTGCTTTCACTTCCTTTTTTCCACGATGTGCCATAGAAAAAGTGAGGCTTGTCACTTCGTCCGGCCAATCGCTTTGCCTCTTCATAGATCACATTCGCGCCAGCCTGAGCAGCTGGTCGAACTGATTCTTGCGCGGCATCCTCAAGGCGAGACATCAGAGCGTCAAACTGAGACGTGTCAACACGAATGTTGACGCTCTTGGCTCCTTTAGCCACCGTATACCTCGCAGGCAAGATCCATGTAGTCCTTGTTCTGCTCGTCGCGCAAAACGGCCTTGATCTGGTAAACGATGGAGCCATGTGCAACACGCATTGCGGCAGTGATCCCAGACTTGTAGCGCACTCGAATACTGGCGCGAATGGTAGATGTCACCTCGCCAGATTTGATCTCTTCCAAGCCGCTGCGATGGCGAATATCAGCCCAGACTGTCGCGTATGTCGTCCACGTATTGACTGGCTGGCCAATCTCATCCTGCGTTGTCGATTGCCGCTGGATGATCACTCGATTTTTAAGTTGGCCTGCTCTCATGTCACATTCCCATATTGATTCGGTAAGGATCAAGCAACCACTTAATGCCAAGTGGAAGCTCAATCACGTTTCCGCCAGATTGCTGGGTAACAGACTCGCGATTTTCATAAAGCGTGCCAACCTGAAGCATCACAGCAGCTTTTACTGCGTCTGTCATCACCAACCCATCCAAGTCGCTGCCAATGCTGGATGCGTATAGATTTCGGTTCAAATAGTTTGACGCCGCCTGCTCGCATCCGTCCAGATACATCTGAATTAAAGTGTCTTCGTCGCTGTGATCAACGCGAAGATGAAGTTTGGCCGCAGCCAGTGTGATGATACTCATGGTCTTTCTTCCCAGCGCGCTTTGAATACGCCTTGTGCTGTTTGGTTTCCGATGTTCGAGATCGAGATGTAGTACGTACCAGCTGGCATGCCGATCGGGTCTGAGCTTCCGCCAGACACAGAATCGCTCTTGTTTCCACTGTTCACCTGAAACACATCGAGCAGGTTGCCACCAGTTACAACTCCGCCATTGTCCATGTCTACGTGTGTGACATATGAAAAATCAACACCGGACGTGTTGTTTGCTCGCATGACTGGAATGTCGTTGATGAACGGACTCGTGACAGTGCTTCCAGATCGAAGTTCAACCCTTACGCTTCCAGCCCAATTGTCAACAAGAAAACTATTCAGGAAAACATCAACCGTGGTGATTGCACGGATGGCAATGCTGGAGCCAGTATTGATCGAATACTCGTGGAACGCTGAAAACTCACGCCCAGCAAAAAATCCAGTCTGGCCAACGTCAACACGAACGCGAGCATACGGCCCATCTTCGTCCGTCATCAACTTTGCCGGAGGATATGCCTCAACGCGCTCGGCGTGCGTTCCATCCCCTCGGTCAACGAGGAGCTTCTTCAAGCCCTGCCAGAAAGGAAAGTTCGTATTGCTCATGCCCAGAGTTTACCTTTCAAAGTGCAGGAATCCAACTATTTTTAACATCCCACGGACGTGGATTTCCGTGGAAGCAGATCACACTCGCGCCTGCTGGAACGGTTTTTAATGAATGCGCCTTGTAGCTAAAGATCTTGTTTGGCAACTCAAGCTGCCAGCGCTTGCACGGCAAAACGTCACGCAGATAGCCCTGATCTCCCCAATACTCGCGTGTGACGCAGCGTTTCATATGCGCCTCTGGGTTTTCTATCCAGTCAGACCAAACCCTGTCTTTGTCTCGATTCTTGATGAGCATCAAGCCGGACGCAGGCAGGTGTGGCTTGTAAAAATCGCTCAACAACGTGGTGTGTTCGAGTGATTCGAGCTGCCCAATTCCACCAACGACAACCGTGTCCAAATCAAAAAATAGCAGGTCGTCCTCAATGTCAGGCCGAAACAGCTCCATCTTCGCCCACCAGCCTGGCCAATCGTGTTTCAGTTTGATCGTCGGAACGCCATCGACATCTACATCAGACAGGCAAACCAAATCAGGAATTTGACGTGCAAGCCACTGGACGTGACGCGGCCCGTACTCTTTGCCGCTTCTCAAAACGCAAACTCTCACAGCAGATCCTCAAGGTTTTGTCGCGGAAACATACCAAGCGCCGTAACTCGACTGGCATTGATGATTTCGGCGTCAGGATGGTCGTCTCTGAGCTTCTGAAATAACGCAGGCCACCTGTCTATCTGTCTCGCGTTTGCAAGCCCTCTTGGGTGGTTTCCGTGCCAATGCGCCTTGCCATCGGTGTGTTGGCAATCGAACCCAAGCATGATAACGCGAGCTGCATCGCCAAACAACGCCAAAGACACGCCAGCAGCCCCAGAATTCCCGTAGGCATTGAACTTAGCTGGATTCAGGTATGTCGTCATGTACTTCGCTGGCAGATTGTTCGTGCAGAACCTCTGGCCAACGAAGTCACGGTTCACTTCATCGAGATGCAAAGACCACCAAGGCTCATCAAGAGCAAACAGAGCGTCAGCCCAAGGCGCAGCTCTGAATGTGGTGTTTGCGACGATTACTGCTTTTTGGCCTTGCGTCCAGTCTTGCTGGATTTCTTCTCTGGCTCGCCAGCTTCTGACTCGCTCGATGTCTCCTCTGTTGAGGCTTGGCCCACTGGCAAGGACGACGACTGTTCCTCCTCGCCACCTTCCGCTAAAGGGCGATCCATAGCCTCCTTGGTTTCCATGCGCACAGCCTCGCCGCGCTCAATCAGAAACAAGCCAAGCTGATCAGCAACTTCGACCGGAACGCCAGCTGGAAGGCGGCCATAGCCAACAGCCATGACTGGCTTTTTCGATGTAACTACGATTTTCATAATCTACTCCATCACAAATGTGAATTCATTCTATCAATAAAAAAGCCCACCGAAGTGGGCTTTCTCAGGTCTTTACAGCTTAGGCTGTGAAGTTGCCATACAAGATACCAGCAGGACGCTCGGTGCCGAGGCCCAGACGCTCTTCAGCGCGGATGGTGATCAAGTTGTTGGTGAAGTCTGCGTTCACGTAGCCCATCTCGATGACTGCGCCGCTGCGGTTATACA